ACTTTTTCGTTTTTGGTCATATTCTTATTTTGAATCTTGTGCGTATGCACCTAATAAAAAAGTACTTATTGTTGCAACAATTTGTCCAGCACCTTGTAGTTTACCAGTACTATTAGTTGCAAAAAAACCACCCACCGCCGACAATAAACCAAATATTGTAGTTTTATAACTTTTTTTCATTTTTAATCTTTTTAATGTTGTAAATAATAGTTGTAATTGAAGCAATACCAGATAATAACAAAAACAAAGTACTGGCAATCATATTAATTTGATTTGTGCTTAATATGTAAGTTCCTATACTTAATATTGAACCAGATATACTTGTATGGTCTAAATTGTTATTGCTCATTTACACTACTTTGAATTTCTTTTACGATAGTATTAAATGCTTCTGCCACTTGTACTGCCGTATCAATGTTTACCATTACACCTCTTTTAATTGATTCATCAATTAATGCTTTGATAATTTCTAATGCTTTTGAAGTTTCCATACTTGTTTTTTATATAATTGTTAAATTTAATTTTGTTGCACCCCATTGATAAGCATAAGCATTTGAATCTGGACTTGTAGTAAATGCATTGTAATCAAAACCATCCATAACCAAATTTCCTTCTGCTAATTTAGTACCTAATTCATCTATTGTTCCACTAAATAAAGCATAATAAAATGTTGCACTTGTACTTAAATTGTCATTAATAACATAAAGGTTAAAAATGTTGGCGTTTGTAAAAGATCCGTTGTACCAAATTGATACGGGTTGAATTTGTTTCATTTTTATTTTAATTTAGAATATTTGGAAATAATTAGTTCCTCCGTTTGCTATTATAAAAACTCTTTGATTAGCAATTAATGTAATACTTGCCACACTTGTACCTAATGTTGTTACAATATTTGTACTTGTTGCAGCAGCAACATCAACGGTATTTGCAGTAGTATTTATAATAACATATTGAACATTATTAGATGCTGGACTTGGCAAAGTTAATGTTTGACCAGCGGCACCAGTAAACACGTGATAATATGCTGTACTTAATGTTGAACTTACACTATATGTGCTACCAGCTGCACCAATTCCAGTTACATATATATTTCCAGAAACTTGTAATGCACCTTGACCATTATCAATTGTTGAGTTTACTAATGTATTATTACTGCTATTAGGAATTATAACACCTTGCCAATTTGTACCATTATAAACATAATTTTTTACTATATCAGTATCAAAAACTATTAAACCAGTTGCGGGACTTGTGATAGCATTTCTTTGAGCAGTAGTCATTCTTGGTGGTAAAAAGCCTTGACTTGTTGAATCTGCTTGTAATATTGATGATCCATCTACACTTGTAGTATTAAAATATGCACCACCAATAGAAGTTTCAATTGCTCTTAATTGATTTCTTACACCATTTGTAAAAGATGTAATTGTTGGATTGTAATATATACCTCTTACAATATTACCAGATCGACCAACAAAATTAGAGTTAAATGTAGGTACAATATTTACTGATGTATAAGTAATATTATCAATATTTGGAGTACTTGCACCTTGACCAATATTTATACTTGTTTTTGAAAGATTAAGCCATTGAGCAGCACTACTAAAACCAAACCAAAAACCAAAACTATAATAATTAGATATATTTTGATCAGTTACAAAATTCATTCCAGAACTTGCATAAATTCCAATTCCAGTAGCTCCAACAGAACCTGATGTAAAACCTAAACCATTTATTACACTTGATGATCCACCACTAATAGAAATTCCACTTGTACCAGTAATAAGACCACTCACCCTTGCAGTACCAACACAATCAAAACGGAATCCCGCATCAGTCGTTCCACCAATAATTACATTTCCCGCACTTGTTCCATAAAATACATTAAAAGCAGTACCACTACTATTATATGTCCTAATACCAAAATCCGTTATATAATTAGCTCCAAAACCTTTTGCATCTAAAAAAGTAGATGTTGCACCACCCATAGAGATTTCAACTTGTCTTGGTGTAGATACACCAGTATTTGCTCTAAATATTACTTTGTCCGATGCTACATCTAAACCAGTTGAAGCACTACTATTTATAAAAGAAGCCGTTGTACCAGTCAAACCACCATAAAAAGTAACATTAGCACCACCACCAGCACCCAATAACGCTATTTGTGTACCACTATTTGCATTTATTGATAATCCACCACTACCAACTGCTTTGACTTGGTTAAAAATACCAATATCAGCAGTTAAATCAAATGATCCTAAATTAACATCTGCCGTTGCTCCAGTATATGGTACAAAACCACTTCCACCAGCATCCGCAATTAATGTCCAAGCAGTACCAGTATCTTCAAAAATTTGTGCCGTATCCGTTGAAATAAATAAACGACCTTGAAAGCCAAAAGTAGGTCTATTAGCAAAAGTATCAGTAAATAATGCTGGTGTTCCTCTTTGGTTCAATACCTCGTAAAATACTCTTAAACTCATTTTTTTATTTTTATGTTATGAAACATTCAAATATCTTTTTCTTACAACAACTACGTTATTTCCAGTTGTTGACGTTCCAAAATTTACAAAAAATCTTTGATTTGTAACCTCTCCAGTATTACCAGAAATCTCAAATTGTTGATTTGGTTGTAAAATAATATTTTCAATTCTTACGGTACTTGTACCATAATTAATAAAAGTTAAACCATTATATTCATAACCACCAATATATTGGCTTACATCACAAGTATAAAAATCTACTTCGTATTTTAGTGCGGTTATTTTAACATCATTCATATTAAATAGTATTTGGTATGTTACCTAATTTTTTATATCCCGAAAGTGAAAAATATGCCCTATATGAATTTTGATCTAATCTTTGTTCTTTTGGCACTCCAGTATCATTCACTGGTACATTTGGATTAGCTGCCGTTGTATCATTTGGTACTATTACAACTTTTTTGTTTTTATAATATAAATACAAAGCCAATCCTACAACACCTAATAATAACAATGTTTCTTTTTTCATATAATTATCTTCTTTTTTGTTCAAAATCGTATTCTATTGGTTCATCTCTTTCATATAACATACCTAACCAACTTTGATTATTAGCAAAATCAGTTACACTACCACCATATTCGCTATATTCTACATTATTATTATAATATGGAGTTGGTTCTGGTTGATATACTGGTTCCTCATATATTGGTTCTGGTTGATATATTGGTTGTTCATATATAGGTTCACTATAAATAGGTTCTACTGGTGTTTTTATTCTTTCGTTAGGATATGAATCATATATCGGTTCTGGTTTATAAACTGGTTGTTGATATATAGGTTCGTTATAAATAGGTTCAACTGGAGTTATAATTTGTCTTGGTATATAAGGATCATATATTATTGGCTCATCCCATATTGAAGCTGGTGGTTGCACATAATCATAAATAGGTGCTTGGACTATTGAGGGTGGTGGCACATCAATTTTACCTCTTTCTGGTGTATATTGAATGGGTTCATCTACTTTTGGAGCATAATAAATAGGATCATATATTATTGGCTCATCCCATATTGAAGCTGGTGGTTGCACATAATCATAAATAGGTGGTTGTATTATTGATGGTGGTGGCACATCAATTTTACCTCTTTCTGGTGTATATTCAATGGGTGCATCTACACGAGGAGCATTATAAATAGGTTCATTATATATTGGATCTCTTTCTTCAAATACTGGTGGTTTATATACTGGTTCAACTGGTGTTATTATTTGATCTACTGGTCGTTGTGGTAATTCTCCAGTTGTTGGGGGAACAACTGAAGTAGTTGTTTTTTTATTTTTTAAAAAATAATAAACACCTAAACCAGCTAATGCTAATAATAATAAATTACGATTTTTATTTTCCATATTAAATGCTTTGAATATCATTTTTAAATACAAAACCAGCTATACCATTCATAAAACTTTGTCCAATTACAACAGATAACATTTCAGTACCTTTTGTACCAGTAATTGTCATACCAATACCAGCAGTATCATAAGTATAAATAACATTAAAATTAGCATCAAACACTTGCGTACCTACTTTTGAAAATACTTGCGTTGTACCACTTGGAACATTATCTTGATAATCAAATACTTTTACGTCACCAGTTAATGTTGTTTTTCTTTTAAAGGATGAAAAAAGTACATAAGCTAATGCCAATCCACCAATTAATTTTATTGTTTGTGCTTTCATATTAAAATCTAAATTTTATTCCTTTGCGAGAATAGTTATCATTTATTTTATTTATTTCGGATCTATCTAAATTACCAACAATAAATTGTACTAAATCTTGTAATCCACCAGTTGGTATTCCAAAATAATATTCTTGTCTTTTACCAAATGTATCATATAATAAAGCAAAATCCGCATCATTTTGTACCCTTGATACTTGATAACCAGCATCACTTTTATTATCAGCTATTGAAGATTTAGAAAGATCATTATAAATATTATTAGCAATTATTTGCCATTCTCCTTTTGGCTTTGTTGGTGTTTGACTTGACATTGATTGATTTAAATAATCATCAATATTTTGTCCTTGTTCTAATTCTTGTCTTCTTATAGATGGACTTTTTATTATTCCAAATTTTACTAATAATGGTTGAACTACAAAAAAATATCCAGCACCTATACCAATTGCATAGGTTAATATTCTTTTATTTTGATCGCTAATTTGCATTTTACTAAAGGTTAAAAAAGTTACAACATTGCTAATAATGAAGCTAATTTTAAACTATTCATTTCATTCAATTTTCTTAAATGATCAATTGTTACACCTTTACTCATTAAATCAGCTAAAATTTGTATTGGTTCATCTGGATTATCATTAATACCAGCTATACCAGTTGGCATACTTAATCCACCATCACTTGTACCAGTTAAACCTAAAAATTTGCTAACACCAGCAATCATTAAACCTTGTATTTGTGGACTTTTTAATAATTCTGTAAAAGTATCTTTTTCAATAGGCTCTTCTTCTTCAAATTCTCTTTCACTTAATTTTGATAATATCAAATTTTGATTTTCAATCATTGCTTTCAATAATTGTGTATTATCATTTTCTCTAAATCCAGAAATTTGGTTAGGATTATAAATTGCACGTTCCAATGCTGCTGGTCTAAACTGAATTGATGCGTAATGAGGCGTTACGTTAGTAATATGTCCAGCTTTATCTTTTTTTGGATGAAGTTTTAATGTCAATAATGAACCAACACCATTTTGTTCAAATGCATTTAGATTTTTTTCTAAAATTTGCCTTCCAGCATCTGCATCATCATCATTCCAAGAAAAATTCATTTGTTTAGGACCAGACCAAACAGAATAATATGGGGTGGTCGAATTATCATCGAACCACTCCATAATTCCGTGTGTGCCAGTAACCATTGCGTTATTTACTGCCATACTATTATTTTTTAAAAATGGTAATATACCCCGAATGAATAAGCTACACCAGTTGTAGCTAATGCCGTTGGTAATACCACATATGATTTAACCCAAGAAATTGTAATACCATTAATTGCTGGAAGTTCAAATGAATAAGGATCAGCTGCACTATTTACAATGTTATTTAATCCCAACATAGGTGTGTTGTAAATTAATTGTAAATCACCTTCATATAATGTCAAAAATGACTTTTTAAGGTCGGCAGTAGTTACTGGTGTACTTCCAGTTAATGGAGTTGCAGTAATTGTACCAGCAGTATAAACTTGAATTGCAGTTATTTTAGCATTACGTAAATTAGGTAAATCTGGGAAATAGAAACGTGTTAATGTCGATCCAGATGGAACGGCAATTTCAACGGCTTCAAATCTATCAATACGTATCATAAATGCGTTTTTAAATATTTAAAAAATGATGGTAATATCCGACCATCGGCGGCAGCGTTTAAACTTCGCAAAAGTTATTTTACTGAAGTACAATTTTGTGCTAAAATACCATACCAGTTAACACAAACATAAGTATTTGAATCTAAAGTACTTGGAGCAGCTGGTAATATAATACTTGCATTAATATTACTTGCACCATTTAACACAATATTTGGTTCACAAACTTGTAAAGCATACGTATCAAAACTACTTTGATCAATTGTATATTGTGCTGGACTTGTAGCAGTTGCAGCATTAAAGTTTGTATTTTGTTGTGTTTGTGGAATATCTAAATGTTGTAATACCGCCCATTTAGGTAACACGTTTTGATTGTTTACTTGAATATTCAAATAACCATTATACAAAGTATATAATTGTGCATTTCCAGTTGAGAAAGCAGTTTTATTTGGATATGTGTAAGATTGTGCAATACCACTTGTAGCAGCACCACTTACTAAAGTAATTTGAATACCACTAACAATAAACAAATCTTGAAGAGCAAGTCTTTGTTCACGTACGGTCGGAGTTCCGTTTGTATTATCATTAACTAATACTGGTACGTGATAAGCTGCACTTGAAGTAGTCAAAAGTACTTCACTACGTAAGTAAGATGGAGTTAATACAGCGTGTGAAGTATCGTATCCTAATTGATTGATAAGCGTTCTTGAGTTTTCGAACACTAATCTTTGTCCCATTTGAGTTGCCATAAAATTATTAATTTTTATTTTTTATTAAAAGTGAAAAAAGTTGATTAACAAGCCTCTAATATTGCAGCGTTTCTAACACCAGCAATATAAGTTCCTTTACTTGCTAATTGAGTTCCAGCAATATTACGTACTGGAGCATTACGATAAGGATTCATCATTGCACCTACACCAGATAATACACCAGTGCCTTGTAAAAGTTTAACTCCACCTACTGCAATCATTCCAGCACCTAATTTAGCACCAACATCACCTTTGATGAATCTTGGAGTTAATACACCAGCAACAATTGGAACTGCTCCAGATACTAATGATTTTGTTCCAGCAGACATTGTACTTGATGCGGTTGCTTTACTTACCATATTGCCAACGAATTGAGCAATTACGCCACCACCTATAATATAAGCAGCAGACATTAATGTACCACCTTTACCAGACATTCCACTTTTACGGCGTCTGTATGTGGTTTTTTTAGCTTTAGATTTTCTTCTTGCCATTTTTTTGATTTTTATTTATTTGAGAAAAATTTTTATTTTTTAACGTCTTTATTATTATTTGTATATTTTACTGGTATTAAAGAAGTTCCGTAATTAGTTAATTTAGTTACATAAATAGTTCTATCCATACCTTTATAATACCCTTTTGGTAATTTGTTAAAAAATTCAATTTTCTTATACCCCATATCAGTAGTATATTCAATATAGTATTTTCCATCAACTTTACCTACAATTTTATGAAGTCCAGACATCATATGTTTATGTTGTGCTTCATCTAATTGTTCAACACCTTTTTTAACTTTATGTATTTTATTTAAAATACCTTGTTCAGTAATTTTTTTACGTTTTACTGCACCTACTTTTTTAGCCGTTTTTTTAACTATTTTCTTTTTTGCAATTTTCTTAGGAGCAGCTTTTTTAACTACTTTCTTTTTTGCAATTTTCTTAGGAGCAGCTTTCTTAACTACTTTCTTTTTTCCGTAAATATGTGCAAATGCTTCTTTAAGTGAAACACCAGTTTTTGTTCTATATGCAATTGCTTGTTTAAATTTTGCTTTTGCAGTTTTTTGTGCTTGTGTCATTCTTTACTTTTTAATTAATAATAATATTGCTAATGCAATACCACCATATAACAATAAATTATTTTTATTTGATACTAAATTGGTAATACTTTGAATTGGATTAGCATTATAATTTATTTCAGCTTGTGTAAACATTGCTTGATCCAAATTTGCATACATATTATTTCCATCCCCTCTTGTATTTCTTATTGATAATATATAATTATTAAAGTATATTTTATCATCTGGTAATAATATTTGATAATCATTTGGATATGCTTGTCTATACCATAATAATAATTCTCTTGCTTCTACATCTTTTGCATTAACACTAATTTTTTGACCAGCTGCAATTACTAAACCTAATCTTTCACGTGCATCTTTATTAATTAATTGTGGTTTTAATGCATCAATAATTTTTCTTGAATCTTTTGCTGGACTTTGAAATGCTCTACTTATAAAAGGAATAATTGTAGGTAATATACTTATTGCAGTTGTTACAATAGCAACAATAGGCTTTGCTGCGGCAACGGCAACAACTGGCACTATACCAATTTTTGCATCATTTCTATATCCTATGTAACCTACGTTATTCATTATTTCTTTCTTGTTAAAAAGTAAATACCTAAACCAGCAGCAGCCAATAAAAGTATAGTATTAGTACTTATACCAGTTGATTGTTGTGGTTGTGGTTGATATTGTGTATATCCACCACCACCAAAATCATTTCTTGGTTGAGTTGCAGTTATAATACTTGGTGCCGCTTTTAAAACTGAATCAAAAATATCAGAAATTGTACTACCTACTGCTTGATTTTGTTGTGGTTGTACACCACTTAATCCGACTAATGACATATTGTTAATTTTTTTATCTTTAAAAAAATATGGTTTTTTCTTTTCATTAAAACTATCTAATACTGGATCAATCCAAAATTCTTCATTATTTTCAATAACTACACAAAAAACGTGCTGAGGAACTTTATCAAATGGATCATATGAAGCAAACCTATATAAAACATCAAAATCTTGATTAGTATTTCGTTTAATTGCATCTAATACACCACAAGAAAATAATGCGTAACTTTTACAATCCGATGGAGTACATATAATACTTGATGGGCTTTTCAAATATTGTAAATCGTTAGATTCAATATAATAAGGTACATTTTTTTTTAAAAAATTGTAAATATTGTTACAAGTTTCATAAATATCATCACCATCAAAATATTGATAGATTTTATCATATTCGGATTCATATTTTTTATGTGTTTCTAAAATACCAGTTATAATATCATTTACACCTTGATTTTCAACAACAACACTTTGTTGATTTAAAAACGGCGTTAATTTACCTAATATGGTATTTGAACTTACCATTAAAAATTATATTTAAAATCTAATGGTAATGGAATAAAATCAACAATCATTCTGCCTCTAAATTCTAATGAAAATTGATCTGTTTTAAATTTAGTAATCAAATCAGCTACACCTAAATAGGATAATGTTACTGGTATATTAATTATACTTGAACCAGATACAATTGTCAATGGAGTTATTCCAAATACACTTCCAACCATTGCACCATCAATAAACAAATTTCCAGTAATATTTTGTAAATCAGCAGTTGTACTGGTTGGATTATTAACTTGAACTTGTAATTGTAAAATAGGTTCAGTAAAACTTAACCTTGAAAAATCTAAATTTTTAAAAAAAACATTGATACTTTGAGACAATAGAAATTTTCTATATGCTATATAACCTATTACACCAAAAATGATCCAACCCAAATAATTTTTTTTCATTGAATTAATTGTACGTAAAAATACAATAATTATAGTACAAATCCAGTTAAAATTCACATTTTTTGTTAAATTTTTAAAATGTGGATAAATTTAGGGTACATTTTGTCTTATATTCGTAGAATAAAATTATATTCGCACCATCATAGATGGTCGAATATAATTTCTAAAGTACCCGTAAAACGACCTTTACAATTAACTTTTTTCACCTTTAATTTTATAATAAACACAATAATATTTGGTAATATCCGAAATTTTTATAATTTTGGTTATCACTAACATTTAAATACGTTTATTATGGTCAATTCAACTTTACAAGAGCATACACTCTTGGATATTATGCGAATCCAAAAAAGAATGCAAATTTTGGATCAATTACAAGATTTAAAAAATTGGAACAACATAAGAATTATGTTTGAAGCTAAAAATAAATTCAAAGATGAATTTGTTATTTTAGATCAATATGTATTTCCATTTCAATTAGAACAAGAATTAAGAAACTTAATTGAAGATAGTATTGACCAATTAAAAAGGGATGAAGAAACATTAAAATTCAAATTAAGACATATATGAAATCAACAATCTCAAATGCATTTACAACTATTCCAATTCAAGACAAATTTGGATCAATGGGTTTTCCAAGTAATGGATTAACTAAACTTGAATATTTTGCTTTAGAAATTTATAAAGCAATTTACAAGGATAATTTATTACCAGAAACATTGATAAAAGTATCAATAGATGATGCAATTAAATTTTTACAATCTTTAGAAGAAATCCAAAAAAACATATTAAATGAAAAAGAATCAACACCAACATTTATTCAATCATAATTTTCAAGCAATTGTAATATTAATATTTGCTTTTGTTGTTTGTGCTATGTTTGAAAATTGTTAAATGGATAAAAATACTAACATTCAAAAACCATCCATTGAACAATTACTTGAACTTAGAAAATACAAAACCGACCATATACCAGATAAGGAAAATGTAATTTTACGAATTGGTAATAAATCAGTCGGTTCGACTCAAGCATATGTCATCTTTGGTGGATTACCTAAAGCTGGTAAATCAAGTTTTTTAAATTCTTGTATTGCCTCTGCATTTGTTCCGTATGATATTTTCTCAATGAAAATAAATCTTCCAGAACAACGGCAAAGGCTATGCTTGTTTGATACCGAATCAAGCGATTTTGATTTTTATAAAAGAATACAATCAATCTTAAAATTTGCCGATTTAAATAAAATTCCAGATAATTTTGATTCTTTTCAAGTTAGAGAGGATGGAACTGGTACAATTAGAAAAATGGTTGAAAGATATTTGGAACTAAACCCAGATTGTTCAATACTGGTATTAGATGGATTATTAGATTTAATTACTAATTATAACGATGAAACTGAATCTTCAATGCTTACTAAATGGTTAAAAAAAATTACCAAAGTACACGATTTACTAATAATATCAGTATTACATTTTAACAAATCTAATGACCACACTACTGGTGTAATTGGTTCACATTCCGATCGTTTTGCACAATCTACTTTAGAAGTTAAAAAAGATAAAGAAAATAACACTTTTGTAATGCAATCAAGATTTATGCGTTCCGATGCAGATTTTGAACCAGTTACATTAATGAATTTTAATGGTATATTTCAACAAGTAAGTAATGAATCAGTTGTTAAAAAAAGTAATAAAGCATCCGATTTAAGTATTTTAGAGTCACAAAGATTATGTAAACAAATAGTTGCAATACCAATGTTATATAGTGAGATTGTAGATGAAATTAAGGAACGTACGGCTGAATCTAATACCTACGCAAAGCAATTAATGAAACTATGGATCAATAATGCCTACGTTGTAAAAGACCATAACAATAAGTATAAAACCCGTTAACTTTTTTAACCTTTATGAAAAAACTAATATTTTTTATAGTATTATCATTTAAATTTATATGTGCAGTAATTTTTTCACTTATTTTAATAATATGGGTGGCATTTTTACACATATTAAAACAATTTAAAATTTTTAAATGAAAATTATATTTACAATTATAATCTGGGAACTATTTAAAACTTTGTTTTATAAACTTATAAATAAATAATTATGAAAAAAATCTATTATTTAGGCTATTATATATATGAGATTGGCGGTCAATTTGTTTGCGGAATTGATAATTCATACCATAAAACATTAATTTCTGCAAAATGTCATATTGATTATTTAACCCAATAAAAAAAGCCACCTTTTTAGGGGTGGCTCATTGAATTTACTAACATTCAATACCTTATCGGCAACTTTTTTCATAACAAATATAGTACATTATGAATTACACACAAAAAATTTATTTTATTATTTTGGAACGTAAATTGGCTTGTTTAAATGATCTAATGGAAATAACTAAATATAAAAGAATAACCATATTACGTGCATTGAGTAAGTTATTAATAGCACGTAAAATTACCAGCCATAACTATATGGGAACTAAATTTTTTGTAATAAATTCTAAAAAAATATAAAATGGCTAAAACAATCTATACTGCAATTGTATTTTTTGAAAATGATACAATAGTAAGAAAATATAGAAATATCTCAAATTTGGTCAGTTTTATGCGTTTTTTAGAGAAAATTGAAGCACACTATTGTAATTTATATTACAAGGAAAATAATGCCTATTATAAGCGGTTGTATGTAAATAAATAACCCCAGTAGAAACTGGGGTTGTACACCAACAAACATATATGGAAAAAACAATACTAACTTAAAAAAAGTTGCTTTTCAGCATTTCTGCGTTTAACTAATCCATCTAATACTTTACCACCAGCAAACTTCCAACGATCAAATTCTTGTGCAACAACATTTTTATTTGCACCACCATTTAGTAATTTTAATAAAGTACTATTTCTAAATGCATTTATTCCAATATTATAACTTAATGAAGATAATGCAATTAATTGATTATCCGTTACTGGAACTTTTACAATAGATTGAACTACTTGATAATCTTCCATTGCATCATTAATTAGCCACCTTTTTGCGGTTGCTTTATCAACTATATCCGTTTTTTGTACTGGTCTTTTTGCATCCCAATTATATTGGCTGCCATAACCGACAGAATATCCAGTATAATCGTAATACGGAACTTGATAAAAACCCTCAAATGAACTAATAGTGTTAAAAATTTTATCACTAATTGATCCAAATGGCGTTTTATTTAATGCAGTTGCTATTTTTTTTCTTAACATATATACAATTAATGCCGTTCCTAATACACCCAAAACGACTTTTTCGTTTTTGGTCATATTCTTATTTTGAATCTTGTGCGTATGCACCTAATAAAAAAGTACTTATTGTTGCAACAATTTGTCCAGCACCTTGTAGTTTACCAGTACTATTAGTTGCAAA